TGGCACAACCGTGGGATTGTTCTGCACGAAACTTTGAGGTAATGAAATTTGATAGAACGTCAAGTAGTCCGTGGCAATGTAAGATAGATGGAGAATTTTATACTGGCAAATATTATTTTACTGTTGATTATACTGGCTCAGAAATAGCTGATGATCCTGCTCAACATAAACAATCACATGTTATTGAACTAACAAGTGGTCCTTGGAAAGGTTGTATCGTAGCTTTACCTAATAATAGAGTAAGAGTTACCTCACCAGCCATGTGGGTCACTGGTCAGGGGGCGCCTGATTTTATTCCTAGTCAATGGACTCATAGTGCAGAAGGGCATGATAGTTATATGGATTGGGAAACAACTTTTGACAACCTATATGCGAATAATAAAGAAAAATAAATCATTTGAAGTTACTGGTTTTGTAATTGATAAAAAATATGATTACAAAAACTTTTCTCGTAACGATGAAGAAACTGGACGAACCTATAACGTAGGTGAAAAAAAAATTCCGTCAGTAACAACTATACTTAATGCAACACAAAGTGATGAAAAACGACAAGCTTTAAAAAAGTGGAGAGAACGTGTTGGCTACCAAGAGGCATCACGGATCACGACTCAAGCAGCAACAAGAGGAACAGAAATGCATTATATCTTGGAACAATATTTAAATCAAATAGGATATATTAACCTATCAAAAGAAGGTGCTTTACCTCGTATGATGGCACATACGATAGTTTCTAATCTTGACAAATTTAGTCGGGTATATGGAACTGAAGTTACGTTGAACTATGAAGATCGATGGGCAGGATCAAGTGACGTTGTTTGTGAATATGATGGAAAACCAACAATACTTGATTTCAAACAATCAAATAAACCAAAAAGAGAAGAATGGATTGAGGATTATTACTATCAAATCGCTGCTTACTCATTAGCGCACAAGAAAAATTTTGGTGATATAAAACAAGGTTTAATTTGTGTATGCACTAAAGATTTATTATTTCAAAGTTTTATTATGAATGAACAACTGTTAAGTGAGTATGAGATTAATTGGTTTGCTCGAGTAGATAAATATTACAAAAATTTAAGTACCTCTTCACCTAAAGTTTGAGCACTTAAGGTGAGTTTTTGATTAAGACTTTTTAAAACAAACTCGTCTATTGTATCTTTTGCAATCAAGTCAATATAAGTTACTTTATTTTCTTGACCTATTCTATGTGCTCTATCTTCTGACTGTTGTCTTATCTCTAAATTAAATGAATTACTAAAATAAATAACAGTGCTTGCTTCAGTAAGATTTAATCCGTACCCACCCGTACTTGGGTTACCCACAAAAAATCTTACTTTGTCATTTTTTTGAAAATTGACAACAGCAGAGTTTCGAGCTTCAACAGGAACATCTCCATATATTGAAACAACAGAAATAGTTCCAAATTTATCTTGTAGTGTTTTAATTATTGTTTCAATGTTATGAACAAAGTTTGCCCAAATAATAACTTTACCATCGACTTCGTCTAATATATTTGTTAATTCAATAAGTTTTGAATTTTTAAATTCTTTTGTTTCACCGTCATCAGTTTTTAAAAAACCGTTACATACTTGTTGTAGTTTCAGTATTTCTGTTAATTTATTATTGTATGAGGCCATCTCATCCTCAATAATTGCACGACAATTTTCTTTCAAAGAATTATATAATTTTATTTGTTGATCAGATAATTTAATATCTCTTCTTTCATAAATTTTAGGTGGTAAATCTAAACATTCATCTTTTCTTACTCGAAATGAAAAAGTTTTTATTTTGTTTTCCAACTCACCTAAATGTTGATAATATATAGGTATTAAAAGGTTTTTATTAGCGCCGATTTGAATTTGTTTCATAACTGAGTATCGTGCACGAAAAGCATAAAAGTTTGTAAAACCTAAGATACCAGGCTTGAGAAATTCACATTGGCTAAACAAATCAAGGGGAGATTTTGTAATTGGAGAGCCTGTTAGAATTCTTTTGTAAAGTGCTTTTTGTGACACTTTGCATATATTTCTTGTGCGTTTGGCTTGTCTGTTCTTTATAGATGTAGCTTCATCTATCACAACACACATGCTTGAACTATACAGATTTACTATGCTTTCAAGAGTTTTTACTCCAGAAGCATGTGAAAAAGCTTCAACATTAATTAAAAAAAAGTTTAATTTATCTTTTTTTACTTCAAAATTTTTATTTACTTTATGTATGTAAATAGCCGTTTCACAAGGACAATGTATATTAATTTCATTTGCCCAGTTATGATAAACTGAATTTGGAGCAATAACGACTACCAAATTAATTTTTTTCTTGTAATAAAGATACGCAAGATTATCGATGGTAACTTTTGTTTTACCTGTACCCATCTCCATAAAATATGCAAACTCATTTTTGTCGGCCCCAGCTATCAAGGCTTTCCGTTGATGTTCATAGGGTTTAGTTTTATAATTATATTTTTCCATAATCGTTTATGATTGTATCCTATAATTTTTTATTTGACAAAACAACAAAAAAAATTTATTTATAAAATGAACTATAAAAAAGGAGGTCCCTATGGACTTAGAACAAGAAGCAGTCATTAAAGTAAATACAGAAACTTCTGGTGACATTGCTGAAAAATGTAATAAGTTATTGGATCTTCAGAAACAAATGAAAAAGTGTCAGGATAACCTTAAAAATCTTGAAGAACAAGAACGTTTGCTTTCTGAACAAGAGATCCCTAATTTAATGCAACAAGCTGGCATAAGTATGTTAAAACTTGCAGATGGTTCATCTGTTGAAGTAAAGCCTTTTTATGCTGCAAAAATTCCTATGTCAAAAGTTGATGAGGCATTCAGTTGGCTCAGTGACAACGGTCATGGGGATTTAATTAAGAATCAAGTGTCTTTGACATTTGGTAAATCTGAAGACAACGTGGCTAATTCACTTGTTGAAGATTTAAAAAACAAGGGACATAATGTATCTCAAAAAAAGAAAGTGGAACCAATGACATTGAAAGGATTTGTCAGAGAACAAATTCAAAACGGTCACAATCTTCCAATGGATTTATTTGGGGTTTATGTTTCAAACAAGACTACAATCAAAAAATAAGGAGATAAACATGAATGAAGTCGCAAAAAAAGAAGACTCACTTCCTAGTCTAAGTAATCTGGAAGACTTTTCTGGCCAAGGTACAGAAAACATCACAGCTCGTGATACAAAACTACCAATACTAAACATACTTTATGCTAACTCACCAGTGCTTGATGAAAGTGATGGTAAGTATAATGAAAAAGCAAAACAAGGGGACATCTACAATGAAGTCACTGGCTCTTTATATAAAAGTAAAGAAGGTGTTTATGTTGTTCCGTGCTTATTTATTAATACTTTTAATGAGTGGGCAGATCGTGGAGATAGTCCAGGTAGACCTATTAAGATTCATACAGATCCGTCAATAATGAGTCAGACTAGACGAGCCGATGACGGCAAAGATCGTTTAGAAAGTGGTCATTATGTTGAGGATACAGGTAATCACTTTGTTTACATTTTGGATAAAAATTTCAAACCGCTTGAAAGTGCATTAATTACAATGAAATCCACACAAAAGAAAAAATCTAAATTGTGGAATTCTATGATGCAATCAAAAAGAATGAAAGGTAAAAATGGTTACTTTATTCCACCATCGTGGGCAAGTGCATACAAACTTACAACTACAAAAGAATCAGGTGGTGGTAACAATTGGTTTGGTTGGGTTGTAGAATTTGCAAGATTCTTAGATCAACCAGATGACAAAGGCACTTTAGAAATCACAAAAGGTTTTTATGAAGGTGCCAAAGAGTCTGATATTTTTGGTAAAGTTGAGTTCGCAGAAGATAAGAACAAAACTGCTCAAAGTGAAACAATAAAAGAAGACGTTCCTTTCTAATGCATAAGGAATTGTTATCGTTGTTTCGAGGCGATGACTCACGATATCTCAAGTCCTCTCTTACGGGAGAGGACGATGAGAGAGGCAAAAAGCAAGCCAACTATATCACAGTTCACGAACCTGTGACTGAGGATATTTGGAAACAACATCTTGAAGGTACACTACGTTTAGGATTAAAACCTGAAGTTGAAGATCAATGTAAGTGGGGTTGTATTGATGTTGACCCTAATAATTACAAAGATTATTCAGAAAAGAAGTACGTTGAGATTATTAAAAAATATAATTTACCTTTCGTGCCTGTTAAGTCTAAATCAGGTGGTTTACATATTTTTATTTTTTTTACTGAGTTAGCAAGTGTATCAAAGGTTGTAGAAAAATTATCTGAAATAAACACACAATATTTTTTAGCGCAAGAAGTTTTTCCGTGTAACAAAGCCGTGAATATGCCCTACCACAATATGAATGCAACAATGGAGTTTGCCTTTGACCAAAATAATAATCCATTGATGGTAGGTAGTTTCATAAAAATGGCGCAAGAAAAACAAATAAAGCCAAGTGATTTTTTTAAATTTAAAGTACAAGAATATGAAGCAGAAGGAGAATGGAAACACTACCCTCCTTGTGTTCAGAAACTAATACAAGAAGGTTGGAGTGGCAACAATAGAAATAATTTTCTGTTTAATGTACTTGTTTTAGAGATGAAAAAGAATTCAACCTTAACGGTTCAACAACTTGAGGAAACAGCTCAAGAAAGAAATGTACAAATTTTTACAACACCATTAGGCAAGAATGAAGTATCTCAACTTGCAAAATCAGTTCACAAAGGGGGTTATGAATTTCAATGTCCTCCTAAACATCCGGAATACAGTCCAATCTGTAATAAAGAATTATGTAAAACAAGACGTCTAGGTATTGGTGATGCCGTGCCAGAAATAATAGAATTTTTTGATAATATAAACTATATACAAGATACAAAAAATATATGGTATGAGTTTGATTATAAAGGCCAAAGAATCAGTGTTACAACCGAAGATATGAAAGATGAAAAGAATTTTAGGGTGAAATTATTAAGACATCGAGTATATTGGCTAACACTACCAAAACCTCGTAAAGGACCTAGTCCCTTTGAATTACTTATGAAAACTATTGTAGATAAATCCGTAGAATCCACCGATCATCAGTATAAAGATACAGTGGAAGAAGAACGTTATTCTGTATTGAAAGACTTTTTTGAGTCACACATTGAACAAGATAAATTTGAAAAACTTAAAGATGGTTATGTGGTTTTAGATTCTAAAACTAATATTTGTTACTTTAAAAAATTAACTTTAGATAGGTTTTTAAAGAAAAATGCTGCACGGACTTTTAATACTACAACCGATGCTTTACGTATGTTAGGTTGTGATAGAGTGGATTATAAAGAAGGTGAAAAGAATGTATGGCATGTTGAAATGCCTAACTTTGTAAGCCATCAAAGTATAAAGAAAAAGTTTGATAAAGATGTAAGTGAAATGGATGAAGGGTATCATGACAAATTCAGGAATACAAAAACAGAAAACTCTGCACAGAAAAACGATTAAGATTTTTGGTCCACCAGGTACTGGAAAAACGCACACTTTAGTTGAGCGCATACTTAAAAAACATTTAGCTAAAGGTACACATCCAAAGGATATTGCTTTTATCTCATTTACTAACAAGGCCGTAGATACAGCAAGAGATAGAGCCTTGTCAACATTCCCTCAATATACCACTGATGACTTTCAACGATTTAAAACACTGCATAAATATTGTAGACAATATTTTGAAGAAGAAGTATTTGATCCCAAAGATTGTATGTTGGATTATGCATTGCAAGCAAAGATAATAAAAACATCTGATAATCGTTTGTCTGATGATAATTTTCAATATAAAGATTGGTCATTAGGAGTGTATGATAAAGCACGGAACACGCTTCAAGATCCACGACTAGTCTACAAAAACGAAAGTTATAAAAGAGATTCTTTAGATATATTCTTAAGAAAGATTGACACTTATGAACATTATAAAAAAGATTCGTTTATTGATTTTACAGATATGATTGAGCGAGCAATTGATGAGGTGGATTTTCCTCCATTAAAAGTTTTGATACTTGATGAAGCTCAAGATTTTACACCTTTACAATGGTCTGTTATTTATAAAATGACAGATAAAGTCGAACGTGTATATTTAGCTGGTGATGATGATCAAGGTATATATAAATGGAATGGTGCAGATCCAAAATATTTTACAACATACTTCCCAGGACGAAAAGTTATATTACGACAGACAAGGCGTTTTGGTGAACAGATTTATAAGTTTTCACAAATTATTCGTCAAGGCATCTTTGATAGTGTTGCAAAAGATTATGAGTGTTTACCTAAAAAAGGTTCGGTGAGTAGATATTTAAAATTTAATGAAGTGCCTTTTCACAAATTAGGAGGCACTTGGTATATTTTAGGAAGAGTTCGTTCGACAGTAAACGAATTACGAATGGCTGCTAAAGATGTTGGCTTGTATTTTTCAGATAATAAGGGTACAAAAAGTTTTGATTCAAAACAGTGGGAGGCTATTAAAGCATGGACTATGCTTACTAAAAATAAAAAAATAAGTCGTAACTATGCTGAAAATATGTATAAATATATTAGAGAATTAAAGGATTATGATTTCAGAACACCTAAATTTTGGCAAACAATTCCTGAAACGCAGATGTTTGATATTAAAGATTTAAGAGAATGGGCAGGCTTAGATATGGATGACTCTTATAAAAATAAAAGCTGGTGGGAAGTGTTAAAAAGAAACTTTAAAGATAATCAAGTATCGTATTTTGTACAACTATTAAAAAATTATGGACAAAAAAAGTTATCGGCAGATCCTGATATAGTAATAGACACTATTCACTCTGTTAAGGGTGGTGAGGCTAATAATGTGTTAATATATTCAAAAACAAATTATGCATCAACTTTTGATAGAAAGAACAAAGATGAAAAGTCAGATGAAAAAAGGGTATATTACACTGCTGTCACTCGTGCACGAGATACATTACACATTTTATCAACGGATCACCAATTTAATTATCCGATCGGTAAAGACTATTTAATTTATTTACAAGGAAGCCACAATGGATGATGTCAACTTTCCCTCACACTACCGTAAAGGTAAAATTGAATGTATTGAAGCGATTGAAGCCGCTTTAACTAAAGAAGAATTTATTGGTTATCTCAAGGGAGCCATTATGAAATATACATGGCGAGCAAAACACAAAGGTAAAGAGTCTGAGGATTACAAAAAACTTCATTGGTATGCCACACGACTTGCAAAATTAGGAAAGAATAATGACTAGTTTACAACTTACCTTTAATTTTAAAAAGCATATGTGGTCTGCACCTACTGAGTATAAAGACTTATCTAATGCAAAAGAGATCGCAATTGATTTAGAAACAAAAGATGAAGGTATTAACAAAGGCCTTGGAGCTGGTTGGGCAATGGGTCAAGGAGAGATAATTGGTTTTGCCGTTGCCACTGAAGGATGGCAAGCTTATTATCCTTTTGGTCATTTTGGTGGTGGTAATTTAATTAAAGAACAAGTTATGAGGTATATGCATGATGTGTGTAGTTTACCTTGCACTAAAATTTTTCATAATGCTCAGTACGATGTGGGATGGTTAAAAGCCTATGGTATTGAAGTCAAAGGCGAGATTGTTGACACCATGATCGCAGGAGCACTGATTGATGAAAATAGATATACTTATAAATTAAATGCTTTAGCTAGAGATTACATAGGAGAGTTAAAAGCTGAAACAGACCTGGTCGAGGCAGCTAAAGCTCACGGCGTAGATCCTAAACAAGAAATGTGGATGTTACCAGCTGAACATGTGGGTTATTATGCAGAACAAGATGCACGGCTCACGTACCTTTTATGGCAAAGATTTAAACATGAGATTTATAAACAGAATCTTGAAACAATTTGGGGTTTAGAAAAAAGTTTATTACCAAACCTGATAGAAATGAGAATGAAGGGTATTCGAGTAGATTTAGAGAAGGCAGAAGTTTTACAGAAAAAATTTGCTCAAAAAGAAAAAGAAGTTTTATTAAATATAAAAAAACTTATTGGTAAAGATATTGATATTTGGGCAGCAAGACAAATAGGTTTTGCTTTTGACAAGTTAGGTATAGAATATCCTAAAACACCAAAATCTGGTGAGCCTAGCTTTACTCAGAATTGGTTAATTAATTCAGAACACGACATATCTAAGTATATTGTTAGCGCCAGAGAATTAAATAAATTTAGAAATACTTTTTTAAATTCAATACTTAAGTTTGAAAATAAAGGGCGTGTACATGCAGAAATACAACAGTTACGAAATGATTCTGGAGGCACTGTAAGTGGTCGATTAAGTATGTCAAATCCTAATCTACAACAATTGCCTGCACGTAATAAAGAATTTGGGCCTATGATTAGAGGTTTGTTCCTACCAGAAGAAGGCTATAAATGGGGCAGTTTTGACTACTCACAACAAGAACCACGTTTAGTGGTTCATTATGCCTCTAGTATTGGAGAAGGCTATGAGGGGTCACAAGAATTGGTTGAGGCCTATGCTAATGCAGATGCTGATTTTCATCAGACTGTAGCTGACTTGGTTGGCATAGATAGAAAACAGGCTAAAACAATTGGTTTGGGTTTAATGTATGGTATGGGTAAAAATAAATTAGCAAATATGTTAGGTTTGAATTTTGATGAGGCTAGTGCTCTAATTGGCAAGTTCAACAGAAGAGCACCTTTTGTCAAATTACTTTCAGACCGGTGTATGAAAAAAGCAAACGAAGAGGGCGTTATACGTACCAAACTAGGTCGTAAGTGTAGATTCTCAATGTGGGAGCCAAAAGATTTTGGTATACACACTCCAGAAACATTTGAGAATGCTAGTGCTAAATATGGTCGTAATAATATTAAAAGAGCCTTTACTTATAAAGCCTTAAATAGATTGATTCAAGGCAGTGCTGCAGATCAAACAAAACAAGCCTTAGTGGTTTGTCGAGGGGAGGGTTTTCTACCTCTTTTACAAATACATGATGAATTATGCTTTAACGTAACAGAAGATGATGTACAAAAAATTAAGAGAGTAATGGAGGGTTGCGTGGAACTAAATGTTCCAAGCGTGGTTGATGTAGCGCTTGGTTCAAACTTTGGTGAAGCTACATAATATTTTTTGCAATGGCAATATCTTTTAAAATCATACGTTCTTTTATAGTATCGATTTTTTTTTCGATATCTTTCATCTCAATAGAATAAACACCTGTAGTTGTATACATAGTGTTCCACTGAGCCTCTAGTGCCATTTTTTCTGCTATTAACGCATCCATAAAAACACATCTCCTTAAGTATACAATAATATTTTTTTTATGTTTTGTCAATTCTTCTTGACTTATCTTATGTTATCTATATCTTAATATTATTAACTTAACAGAAAGGAATTATTATGGATCCGAATAGATGGAAATCCGTAGCTGTTCGAAAGTCAGACTACACTTTATTAAAAGGTTTATGTAAAGAAAAATTTAGAGCGCCTGCTTCTATGATTGCTAAGCTGGTTGACGATTATGTAAAGCATTTAGCTAAAAAAGAAGGTATTACACCCGATGACTTGAAAAATAAACTTTTGACAAACGGTCACGGTGAAGTTGATGAGTAAAGAACTTAAACCTACTTTAAGAGAAAACAATTTGGGTTGGGCGCAGTATCTTGTTTATATTGATAATAAACGATACGGTCCAGGTTTATTGGATTTAGATCAACCACATGAAGATTTTACTAAGGGTATACATATATCACTACCTCAAGATACTAAAATTATAATAGATAGTGAGTTTGAATATCACGGTAAAAAAATGAAAGCTTTAACTGTGCATCCGTGTCCTTATTGGAAAAATTCTATGTATGTATTTGCAAGGGAGATAGTATGAAATGGGTTATAATATTTTTTTTAGCAGATGGACTTGAACACGTGCATGGTAAAATTGAAATTTGTGATTATGCGAAAATAGATGAGCAGGTTGAGATTTTTGAAAAAGAAACTAAGAAAGATGTTAAAGGCTGGGGTTGTTATGACGAAAAAACTTTTATTATACGCCAAAAAGCCAGAGAAAGTTTAGGTATTGATGTTTGATTGGTTTATTGTCACATTATGGTTTGAATTAAATAACAAACTTTACATGAAACACTATCCAAATCATCTGGTGACTGATTGTCAAAGAGCAATAGTTGAATTGTCTGAGGTTTATAAAAAACAATACCCCTTACGAGAGTTTCGTGCAGCAAAATGCAATAAGCCTTCCGTATGGTTTAAAAAATATAAATTAGATAAGTGAGAACAGTTTAATAGAAAATGAAATTGCTTGACTTATTTTCTGGTATTTGTGGTTTTAGTTTAGGCGCAGAAGCACACGGTATTGAAACAATCGGTTTTGTTGAAAAAGATCCTTTTTGTCAAAGAGTCTTGAAAAAGCATTGGCCAGATGTTCCAATAGAATCTGATATTAGAAATGTAAAAGGAGAAAATTATGGAGCAACAGACATTATTTCGGGAGGATTCCCCTGCCAGCCGTTCTCAGTTGCAGGCAAACAAAAAGGAACAAATGACGACCGATACCTCTGGGATGAAACTATTAGAGTTATTGCCGAAGTCAAACCAAGGTGGTTTATTGGAGAAAATGTTGACGGACTTGTTAACATCCAAAACGGCATGGTACTCAGACAGGTGCAAGATGATCTGGAAAAAGAGGGTTTCCAAGTCCAATGTCTTGTTATTCCAGCTAGCGGCATCGGTGCATGGCATCAAAGAAAGAGAGTCTGGATTATTGGCTACTCCGCAGAAAATGGCAATGTATCCAACACCCAACACCAACGATGGAGCGACCAATCCAGCAGAGGATATAGAGAATAGGGAGAAGAGAGCAGAGAAGAAGAAAAAAGAGGGGATCAATCTGCATTATGCTCTACGACATGCAGTTCAGAAGGAGGAACAGATGACGATGTATCGCACACCAACAACAATGGATATAAAAGAGGACAGTCTGAAACACGCTACAAAATTGATGCAAGGGAAGACAACACGAGTTTCAGGAGAGAGAGTGCAAATAACATTAGCGGATCAGGTTATGATAGAGGAGATAAAACAAAATCCAGAATTGATGAAAGTGTATCAAGATCACACGATGGTAACCAGAAAGAATCTTCCACCACAAAAGGACTTTGTGACTTATCTGAAAAGTCAGACGAGTGTAGCGCAGTTAACAAAACTAGTGCCCATCAAGAAAACAACGATAGAACACTGGTACAGGAACGACAAATGTTTCAGTTATCCAAGTCCAGAGGATTGGGAGATGATAAAACCTCATCTGAAAGAGATCAAATACGATCACGAGATGACAACACTGTATCCCATCGAGTGGACACCAACCATGTATCCAACACCAAGAGCATCAACAGCTATGAACGCAAACATGAGTGTATTAAAAAAAATGAAATACAAGGGCAGGTTGGAGGAGAAAGTCGCACATACAATGTATCCAACACCCTCGGCGAGTTGTCAGATGGATGTAGTAGCACCACCAGACTCAGTGAGTCAAAACAAGAGTGGATGGACAGTCACTCGCAAGAACACAAAGACAAAGTTTGGGGCGAAACTGAACGATGTGATCAACAAACTCGATCACGAGGGGATGTATCCAACTCCAGCACAACGGGATTACAAGGACACAACAGTAAGCAAAAGTTATCAGAACAGGAACTCGGATTCTCTACCCATCAAAATGATGAAAGAACAAGGACATGGTGGCAAACTGAATCCCGATTTCGTGGAGTTCCTCATGGGATATCCTACGAAGTGGACAAAAGTAGAGTAAATAGAATAAAATCGTTAGGTAATTCAATCGTGCCACAAATTGCCTATCAGATTTTTAAATCAATAGTTGTGGCAGAGGAGAAAAAATGAATAAACGAAAAGATATAATCTGTGAAGAATGTAAAGGTAATGGTTATATTCGCACTGATCATAATAAACCGATAACCGCAGATAACACACATGTTTGCTCTGCTTGCCGAGGTGAAGGATCAGTTGGTGATTGTAGAATCGATTATAATGATGAAGTGCAATATTGGTGTTGACATGAATGAAAAAGAATTATTAATTAAATGTATTAAAGACACACGCTTTCCCATAAATACATTAATAAACAAGTATGGTTTTACCATGAGTCAACTTCAACAGATCAAAGAAAATGCCTCGACCACATAAACTGAAAGTTCCGTATACTACTTTTAATATAGTATTACCCATTGCAACTAAAGAAAAACTTTCTAAATTAGCGCATGATCGTTCCGTAAAAGAAGGTATACAAATATCTATATCGGATATCATTAGGGAAAGTATTAATGCCTCGATATTATAAGCCAGCTAATGCTTATACGAGTATAAGTTGTGAAGAATTGTTTATTAAGGATTCAAAGTATAGAAACAGACATCGTTTAAAAACTCGTGTCATTAAAACTGGTAAAATTTCTTACGAGTGTTTTCAATGTAAAAATCCTGGAGAATGGCAGGGAAAAAAATTAACACTTGTGCTTGACCACATAAATGGTGTAAAACTAGATCATAGGCTCTCGAATCTCAGATTTGTATGTCCGAATTGCGATAGTCAGTTACCAACGTATAAGAGTAGAAATATAAAGTACCAAAAAGAAAAAGATCACAGTTTCAATCTCGCAGGTTACGACCCAAGCATATATAAAAAGAATAAATAACCACGAACCACGACCCAAGATTATTAACCTTTACTTGGAGTTGTTATGAATACTAAAGAAAAGTTAACAAAATTACTTAATTTATTGTCATTTAAATTAAAACATAAAGACTATGTCGCTGCATTTAGTCTTATTTATGACTTACAATTAGGTAAACTTACAAAAGAACAAAACATTGAAATATTTAAAGAAGTTGCGCATTTAGATCATGAATTTAAAAATTATAAAAAATTCTCTGTTATACATGGTAGCAAAAAAGATGAGAACTAGTTACACTAAATGTATGAAAAAAAAAATTGACCTCGCCGATTTATTCGAGATTGATGAAGAGGAAGAAGATCCCTTAGTCCTTAACATTAATGAAATGAATCTTGAAGAACGCACTATATTGTTTGATAAATTGTATCAAGATTACATTATATTGGTGGCTGATAAAAAGTCGCCAGTTAAAGTTGTTAAAAATTATAAAAAATTATTAAAAGAAATATCTCTTAACTATTTTAACTAATGGTAGCTTCTCCCTTATTATTACGAACCATCGGACTTAAATTCGCACGATCCGTGCTTGATAAACGACTCGACCCAGAACAAAAACTATGGCGAGAAGTATTAATAAACGCCTTTGATGAAACACTTATCACTAGTTCTGACCGTAAACCCTCTTTAATAAAAATTGCTGCGCACAACTGGATCATCAGTAAATCAAATGATTTTAGAAAAGTCTGTGAATGGGGAACACTTGACTCAGAAGATATGAGAGAATGTTACATAAGAGCATTACAACGTAAAGCTGTAACCTTTACTCAACGTCAAATCGCTTGGCAGAAATATGACTCTTTATATCAAGATATGACCCGTGAACCGTTAAAAGAGATTAAAAAAATAAAAAGAAAAAAAATAGATATGTATAGAAATGAAATAAAAAAAATTCCTACAACCCTAGTCTCTTCCATAGTAATATCAGTCCTTGCTTAGTATCCATCTTCTTAATATTGCGTATATGTACGATAATCATAGCTATGCATAAAGCCATCATGGACCACGAACCGCTGACCACGACCCACGAGACCCAGATCATTTGAGAAAATAATCCAAAAATAGGTGCATACCACGATTTATTTCCATAGATCATAATGGAAGTTATGGCGGATAAACTGGCTAATATTTCAAATAAAAGTAACATCATAAAAAAATAGCACATAAATCATATAAATCTATGTGCTATTTGAACATATAAACGAAAGGAAGAGGTGTTAACCTCTCTTAATCATATATATATCACTATTAAACCATAGATACAACACTTTTTTCTAATTTCCCAATTTCCTATAAAGAGCTTCCTTAGAAAAAAAAAAAAAAACAAAAAGGTAAAATAGACCAATATTTTGGGAAAACCAGGAAAAACCCCAGAAACTAGGTATTAGAGCCAAAAAGTTTTAGGAAAGTTTTGGGAAAAATTCCCAAAGTTTAGGAAAAAAACAAAATCTTGAGGCACTTTATGCAATTTTTTTTATTTTTTTTTATTTGTAGGAAACTATATTATGGTATTATTAGGAATGCCACAGTTACGAAAACATTTAAGAAAAACTAGT